GATCTCGGCGAGGTCTGAGAGGACAAGGCTCTCGGGGATCTCCCCCTGCGCGGTCAAGTGGGTGGCCGTTGCCTCGGAAGCCGATAACCCTTCGGTGATCGACACGTCGTGTGTGGTCATCAGGCTTTCCCCACAAATCCGGCCGGATCGGCCGGCGGCAGAAACCCCCCGTTCACGACCTGCTCGTCGTCCAGGAGGTAAACCCTGTTATCGCGTTGCTCCGGGGGCGTCAGCTTCACATCGGCGTAGTAGAGATTGCCGTGCATCGCGCGCACGTTGGACTCGGCGTAGGGTTTGGAAGTCGGGTTGCACTCCAGGAATGTGCCCAGCGAATAGTTCCCCTCAATGTTCCCGCTGCTGTCGGTATGGTCCGCCAGCGCGAGCGTTGCCTCGCCCGTGCTTGAGCTTGAGGTGTAGTCGGGGTCGTCCGTTCTCGTTGGCAAGAGCGCGGTAATGCCGGTATTGCAAGGCGTGGTGTTGCTCGACTCAAATACCCGGTTCTCCCACGGGCACAGACCGCCATCGACCTTGGTTTTTCGCTCCGCTCGACAGATCCACGACGGTCCGTCAAGAACCGTGATCTTGTAGCCGGACTCGCTGAACTGCCGCGCGTTTACACCCAGAAATGCCTCGCGCTCTTCGGCGAAGAGTACAACCGAGGAGGTGTTGCCGCTCGACTCGGTGCCGGAAAACCTGTCCCACCACCAGATAACACGCCCTTGCCCCTGATACTCGAACGTAGAGGTGCAGCGGGTCTGCAATACGCCAGATTCATTGAAGTAGTAGCACGGCGGATCAAGATCGTAGGTGTTGGGAGTCGTCTCGATCGGCCCGTCGGCCACCGTACCAAACAACAACGGGACACGATCAACGCTTTTCACTGCCTCATCCCCGACGTGCGAGAAAAAGCCGTCGCAATAAAAGCCGAAAGTGCGCGCCGTGTGCGCGGAAATGTTGTAGCCGTCGGTGATCGTGCTCAGATCGTAGGTGCCCAACAACCCAAATACTGGAGTGGCTTCGCTGTTGGGACAGCCGGTCCACGCCGGACCAGGAATAAAGGTCGGCCCAAAAACGCGCCCCTTGAAATCCGCCGGCACATCGGCGTGTGTCAGCCTCCAGCGCAGCACCTTCTCGGTTTCTCCCGCGTAGTACACCGCCACGGGCGCGTTCTGCGAGGGATAAGTGGTAATCGGGTTCGGGGTCTCGATCCCGGAGCCGAAACTCCCCTCCCACCGGCCAGAGGATATCGGCACCCACACGACGCTGTTGCGCTTGAAAGTTGCCGGGCGATTGGCTTCTATCTGGGTCAGCGTGCCGGCAATGTCGCCGCCCGCGAACTCGAAGGTGATCTTCCAGCGCGAGCACTCGTAGTGCATGGCCGGCACGCTGACAAAGCTCTGCACCACCGCCTGCGCCTCGGCTCCGGAAGCGCTGAACGCCCAGCCATGAGCGGCATAAAACGGTGAACCGCTACCGTAGGCGACGGCCATCTGCGCCGTGGACACGAGCTGCTTCACACGCTTTTCCCCGGAAACAAACCGGGTGCGCAAGGACAGCTTCTCGGGCTTCGGCAAGAGCGGCTCGCCCGGGGCGGATGGCGGCCGCGGCATGTAGGTCGATACGTCCCACGAGTCGCAACACTTCCCGGTGTTGGCGATCGGCGCCGCGAAAACACCCTCCTGGCGGATTTCCACCACCCAGTATTTATCGACGTCCTTGTCGGATACCCGCACCGTCTTTTTCACGATGCCGTGGGTGATCTGGTGCTCGTGCCGGAACGGCGACTCTTTGCCGGCAGCGTGATGACAGCCCACGGCCAGACGCATCAACCCGGAATACTTGCTCGCGGACAAGCGCGCGAGCCCCTCGCGGCGCAGGTCCTGGGGCACCTTGTAGCCCTTGGTGCGCCGCGCCGGGTCGGGCACGGGGCGCGGCGTGCCCTCTATCGGGTTGATGTTCTCAAGCGTGCCGTCGGTGTAGAGCGCGTCGTAGGCCTGCGCGCGGCGGCTCAAGAGGAACCCAGGGCGATCCGTGCACCCACGCACGGCCTCGATGTGGACAAAGCGCTGGTCATCGACCAGCCGCACCCGCACCAGCACGCCGGTTTGCGGGGTGTATTGCCTTACCTGGAATTCGTCTCCCTCCCGCAGCAGCTCCAGGATCTTGGCCTTCGCATAGGGCAGGTAGGAGAGCCCAAGGGCCGTGTCACCGGCAAGGGTGAGGTGCAGGTCCTGAACGGTGAATTCTTCGACCTCATCCATCACACGGAGGTGGCGGCGATCGTGTAGGTGACGAGCAGCAGGTCGGCGGCGATAACAGCGCGCGAGGTCGCGAACCTGGCGACTGCGAGGAGCGTGCCGGTCGCCGAGGCCTTGGTGCTGCCCGATATCAAATACGCGCCATAGATCGTATTGGGCGCCCCGATCGTGAAGGTCGCCTTGCTCGCGGCGTTCGTTATGGACTGCGACGCCGCAGCCGCTTCCACATACTCAGGTCGTGTGCCCTCGGTGTAATCGCTGCCAGAACACTCGGTCGAATCACCAACCACGTTCGCCGCGGTCGCGCTGGCAACCGGGGTGTAGTTGCCCTTGAAGATCGCCATATACCACGGGGACACCGGAGTCGAGCCGTGCAAAACCACGTTAAGAATATGATTCAGCCCCTCATTACAGATCAGGTTCTTCGTCACATCCTTCCCGAGGCGTCGCCCCTGGCGCCAGTGCTCGACCTCCCACATCCCATGGGCGAGCAGCAGGCTTCGTTGTCTCGGAACGATGATTTGATTCATTGCGATCTCCAGTTAGATCAGATTGCCGTTGCGCCTCACCTCGGCCTCGGCGTAGTCGGTTGACACCACTGCCGAACGAATTCCCCCGCGCATCGTGGCGACGATCTGACGGATATCGCCCAGCTCGCGGTAGAGCGCCGCCCCGGCGGCATACATGCCAACCGACACGCGCTCCTTTTCAGCGATCTCCACGTTCCCACCGGCACGCGCCTTCACAAACCCGCGCTCGCTCATCCACCCCACCGTCGGGCCGCCCTGCACTTTCCTGCCAAGTTCGAGGGTGATCCCAGTGCCACGCACCGCCCCGCAGGGCATCGCCTCGCGCACGGTGAAGCTCTCCGGACCGGCGCCAGCCAGGAACTGCACGTTGCTATCCGTCCCCACGTAGAGGCCGTCGTCCACCGCCTTGAGCAGGACCACCTCGCCGTTCCACGGGATGAAGTTCATGCGCTGCGCGCACTGCCCGTATTGCAGTGCGTTGGTGTAGCGGATCAAGTTTCCGGACGCGCCGTAGATGCGCCCGTTGTAGTGCTCTAGCAATGAAGCGGGCGGCATCACATCGCTCACCATGTTGGTCGCGCGCCGGCCCTGCGCGCTCGCGCTCACCGTCACCGATGTGGTGCCCACCGCATAGTCCCCGTATCGATACAGTTCTTCGCCGTTCTGCTCCGACACGAAGAGCGTGACAAAGCGAACGTCCGCGCTCACTGGCGTCGGGATCGCGCTCACCACGATCGCCGAATTGGCCGGAACGACAATGGCGGCCGGCAATGTCAGCCCGCCGAACTCTCCCTGGTCATCGATATACTGGATCGCCACTTGATAGCGCCCAGCGTGAAGCCCGCCGATACCGACCGCGAGTGTCGGAACGCGCGCCGGGATCTCCACACCCCACGGGTGGCTGGAGTTGTCTGCTCGGATCAAACCGGTGATGACCCCATTCGAGTAGTAGACGACCCCGTTCACGAGGACGTAGGTCACAGGGAGCCCGGCGGAAAATGCGCCAGCGCGTAGCGCCGGGTAGGAGAGCGCGCCGGCCTCATTTACCCGCAAGAGCCGCAGATCGGCGCCGGCCACGTAGAGCGCGCTGTCGTGGTCACGCGCCCACAAGCTGTGAGCGCCGCCCGAAATCGCCAGGGTGTAACCCGAGCGCTGGGACATGATCCCGGCGCGATCGATGTCCAGGTTGAACGCCGACACCAGCTCGCCCTTCGCCATGGTGAGCGAGCGATCGACGTTGTTCACCCCCTTCACAAAGGGGCCGAAGGTGACCGGCTTATCGAGGGGCGGCTTTGCCATAATTGGAGCTGAAGATCTGCTCGTAGTGCGCGTGCACGGCGGGGCTCGCGTCCCCTTCGCGCAACGCATCGCCAAAATCGATCACCTTCTTGGCAAAGCCCTGCCAACTGCGGATCTGCCCCAGCATCCAGATAACGTCATCCACATGATCCGGCGGGTATTCGCCCAGGTTCTTCTCGATCGCCTGGAGCCGGGCGCAGGGGCTCATCAGAACTCCCCGGCCGTGTGGTGGTAGGGCTGGTGCTCGTCGAAGGGCGCGGTGTTGCGCATCCACTCCTCCTCGAACGCGGTTGCCTTCATGCGGGTGCCGAATTCCGCCTCGAAGGTAGCGAGGTGCTTCAACGCCAAGGCTTCGTCGTAGGTCTGCGCTTCTTTTTTGGAGAAGCCCCGGTAGAGCATCCATTCGACCAGGTTCTGGTGATAGCGCGCGTTGATCTCCGGAACGTCGTCCGGGTCTTCCATCGACTGCAAGGGCTCGCGCACCACCAGCAGATTCACCGTGTCGGCAACCCGCGGGATCTTGTAGATGCGGATGCGCCCGGTATCGAGGCCGCGGATGTAGCCGGTGACGTTCCCCTCGTGCGCTTCCCAGCCCGGGACGCACCAATCCATGTCACGGTAATCCAGGGCGTCCAAGGGGAGCGTGCGCGTGGCGAGCTTCACCCGGCGCAGATAGATAATGCGCGGGTCCAGAAGATAGCTATCGACACCCGGAACAAGGGTGAGCTGACACAGCTCTGCTGTGCGCGAGTCAACGAGCAGACGCGCGCGCCGGCAGGCCTCGACTTCAGCCTCGTTCGCCCAGAGCGCCAGCTCCAGCTCGTTCCAGAGCGGATGACTTGTCTGGTCGTCAGACTGACGCCGAAATAAGACGATGATTTCGCCAAGAGTCATAGTGGTGTTTGATGCGCTCAAAAACGAGGTCCGGCGGGATCGCCGCGGCGCAGATCGCCGCGCCGGTATGGAACATCCCGTCAACAACGTGCCCCTGGTCGATCATTTGCTGCTTCACCTTCTCGTCATTAACGAGGTTCGATTCCTCGACCGGCTGCAGCCATTCGGGGCAGAAGTCGTGGCTGTAGTGCAGGCGGTGGCACGGGTGGCAAGGCACGTCCGGCACCAGGGTGTCGGTGTTGATCCAGTCGCGCGTCAGGTTCTCCGGGCTCGAATGCGAGAGGAGGATGATCTTGGTGTTGTGGCAGAGCCCGACCGCATTCAAGACCCCGGTCTCCGGACCGATCACCATGTCGCACTCACGGGCTGCGGTGAGGGTCTGCCTCACCGTCCACTTGCCCGCGGTGCGGATGACGCGCGGCTCCTTCTGCCAGCCCGCTTCGAGGATCTCGCAGGCGGCATCGCCCACCAGAATGAAGCGCGCCTCGGGAATGGCGCGCAGCGCCATCGCCATCACCGCGTCCTGGTGCGGGTAGGCCTTGTGCACGCTCGAACCGGAGAGCGCCCACATGATCGTGAAACCGTGCAACGCCGCGACCTCTTTTAACGCCCACTCGAACTCTTCATCCGTGGGGTAGAAGGCCTGTCGCGCCGGCCCCGGAACTTCCGCGATCGCGTGCATGAATTCGAGGTAGTTAACCCCCATCACCTTGCGCCGCAGCGCATCCGGCCAGCCGTGGTTGGCACGCCCGGGTATCGCGAGGAGCGTCCCCTCGACCGACTCGGAGAGGTTCACGAACCGGTCGAACTTCTTCTTCCAGCAGTCCCAGAATTGCGGCAGCTCGTGGTTGGGAACCTGGTCGGTGTCCTGAATGAACCAGCGATCGATATGAGGATCGTGCGCGAGAACGTCCTCACCCTTGGGGGTGGTCATGAAGGTGACCTCCCACCCCTCGTCCTTGAGGGCGGGGAGGATCGAGGAGGCCTGGATCATGTCCCCGAACCCACCAAAGCGGCACACGCATGCCATCTTCGTGCCGGGCTTCTTCCACGGGTGAGCGTTGATCACGCAGCGCTCGTCCGCGCGCTTGCGGTAGACCTGGAAGAAGGAATATTCCTTCCCCTCGTTCCTGTTTTCATCCTCGATCAGGTCCCAGCCCGGGATGCCCAGCATGATGTTGGTGATATCGCTCGGCAGGAAATCGTGCTTGTGGTCCTGATTGGCGAAGACCGTCCCGGCATACAGTGCCCCGACCGCCTTAACCCCACGCTCTTTTCTCTCCTTCACCAGGCGCTCGATCGCCGGCCCCACCGCTTCGGCGGGGTCCGCATGCGAGATCAGCCACTTCGCGACGGCCGCGCGATCGCCGATCTGCGGGTAGAAGAGCTTGTGCGGGAGATAAAGAACGAGGTGACCGCCGGGCTTGATCAGGCGCCACCACTCCTTCAAACACGCCTCGGTGTCCTCAACGTGTTCGAGGGTGTGGGAGCTGAACACGAAGTCCACGCTCTCGTTGGCGAAAAGAGCGAGCCTCACGCAGTCCTTCACCACGACGTCCACCGAGCGCTCCATGTGGATACCGAAAGCGTGGGCGTGGTGCAGGTTATCGACCCCGATGAAGTGATCGAAGGCCTTGTGCACCCCGCAACCAATATCGAGGCCGACTCCCCGGGTGTAGGGAACGATGTCCCAGCGGATCTTGGCGGCCTCGTTCGCTTGCGGGTCGCCGGGGCGCCAGGTCACGCCGGCTTCGCCTTGGCTTTTGCCTCCGCCTTCATCTCCGCCTCGATCTCGGCGCGGATCTTCGCGCGCAGCGCCGCCTCGTCAGGACTCGTGGTTTCCTCGGCCTTGGGCTCGTCGCCCTCGGTTTTCAGAAACTTCCCATGATGGTCGAAGCACTTGTTGCCCTGCTTGAAGGCGTACTCGTGATCCCCGAAAACCGTGATGAAGGGTTTTGCCCGGTCGAGTCTGGGTTCTGCCATGGAGGGCTCCTATATGGTCGAGTCTTTGTTGTTGCGCCCCGGCACCGTCTTCCACGGGTCCGACTTGGTGTCGGCGGTGATGCTTCCCAGGCTTTCGCAGCCGTGATCGAGCGAGCCGCGGGGAAAGCCCTGGAGGGACTTGTCGAGGCCCGGGATGCCGCCCATGCCGCCTTCCAGGCCGCCGTTACCCATGCCGCCAGCGCAGATCTCGCCGCGGCCGCGCTTGTGTGCGTTCTCGTGTTTCATATTGATCTCCGCTTAATAGTGATTCGCGTTATTAAGACTTAGCGCTCCCAGCCGTGCGGGCGCCCGAGAAAACCGCCCTTGTCGGTCTGAGGAATGCCCTTGCCGGACACGGTGTGGTTATCACCGGAGAAGAAAAAATCCGGCCGTTCGCCTTCCGGAACGTGAAGCACGCCTTCCTTCTGCTCCGCGCGCGATGCGCCATCGACCGACTTGGGATCTACTGGCGGCCACTTCACTTGATTCATGGTGGACTCCAAAAAAAAGGCGCCCACGAGGGGCGCCTGAACCGGACTACCGGGGGGAACGCTGCTACGGGGTGACCGCTGAATCGACCCGCACCTCGTACTCGTAGATGATCGCGGAGACGCCGACCGCATCAGATCCGTTGGTGACCGACATGAAGCCGAACGCGTCCACGATCTCGTTCACGGTGTTGGAGATGTGACTACCCACCGTGCTCGTGCCCATCGCGAGCGTGGTCAAGACGTTGGTGCCGTTCCTGACGACGAGGCTGTTGTTGGTGGAAGTCCCCGCGACAAGTGCGATCGCGTGAACCGCCTTCACCCGGATCTTCTGAAACGAGGCAAAGCGCGCGCCAACGGCCGCAGCTCCCGCCGTGGTGACGGTGGGGAACTCGCGACGGATGACGAAATTAGGGTGGTCGTATCTCATGACCCCCCCTACGCCGTCAGCACAGCGTCAGGCTGCACCTCGTATTCATAGGTGACCATGCTCACCCCCAGGACGTCGGCCCCGTTGGTGACCGAGAGCACGCTCATGGAGGCGACCTCGGTGTTCAAGGTCGCCGAATTCACAAGCGCGCCAGCGGTGCTGGTGCCCATGGTCATGGTGCCAAGCGCGGTGGTGCCGTTCTTGATGATCAACGTGTTGGCGGCCGCGGAGGTGCCGGCCGTTACCACGGCCGCGTGCACCGCCTTCAGCTTGATCTTCTGAAAACTGCAAAAGCGCGCTCCGACCCCTGCGGCGCCGGCTGTAGTGACAAAACTCGCCTCGCGGCGAACGATGCAATTGGGATGGTCGTATCTCATGGTTTACTCCTTGTAACCGACAGCCTCCCTGCCGGGACACAGGTTGGGCAGCGGGGGAAGGCCCGATCCGCCCTCGAAACGATCAGGTTCCGCTGTCCCACTTGAAAATGCGGCATTGCCGCTCGTTGACAATGGCTGTTCCCCCGCCCACTCGCGGCGCGTGAACAATGCCGAAGCCCCCGATGTAGTACCAGGACACCCCCTTCGAGCGGCCGTAGTCGCCCGGAAGTTTCCCGCGCATCTCCTCCGGAATCGCGATCGCTTCCGCGACCGTGTCCTCACCCATGAAGAACGCCCAGCTCGACTTGCCGGCGCTCCACAGTTGCTGGGTGCGGGTGTCGGGGTTGAAGACGGTGATGGCGGCTGGCCCCCCCTTCGGGATGAAGGTCTGCTCGACGAACCGCACCGCTTCGTAGCGGCCGATCTCGCCGTTCAGGATCATCCGGAAGCCCGTTTCCACGTACTGGTGGAGCTGCTCCAGCTCGTCCTTGAGGGGACGGTAGGTCGAGGGGTGGGAGATGGAAACGTAATCGTCGTTCACGTAGGGCGGAACATCGCGCTCCTTCATGAGGTCAACGATCAGTTTCACATGCGCCTTGCCGAGCGCGACGTTGTTCACCGTGGTCGCCGTGCCGTTGGTCGTCACGTCGAGCGCGGTAGTGGAGGTGCCCCCGGTCGGGGTTATGCGCACCGCGCAGTCGTCGAACTGGTCCCACGCCGCGATATCGAAGGCCTTCTTCGCGTCGTTCTTCAGGACCTTGCGCACGATCTCCATCACCGGTTGCAGCGACAGGTCGTCGAGCTTTCCGGTGTAGGGCACGGAGTTGGCAAACTCCGTGATGGTCATCGTGCCCTGCGTGATGGTAAAGTTGGTTTCCGGAACGGTCGCCGTTTCAAGCAGCGTCGTTCCCTGCTTCGCGACGTCGGAGTAGACGTTCCAGTGGAACGTGTCGCCCTTGTTGAGACCCTGGTGAGCGGCGTCCTTGATGTCAGCGAACTGGCGGAACTTCACCAGCGGCTGCACGGCCATCCTGAGTTCCTTGCTCAGGTTGTCCGAGTACATGAATCCGCCCAGGGAATTGGTTACCCAAACTTGCCCTGACATGGTTGTAACTCCTGATTAATTGGTCTGGCCGCGGAGCTTCTTCATCTCCGTGATCACATCCGAGACGCTCAGAGCCTTGGGCTCGTGAGACGCCGCGCCTGCTGCCAAACTCGTGGATGACCTGACGGCACGTTCGGCACCTTGCCGTTTTGCCGCCGCTCGTCGTGCGAGAGCGTCATCATCAGTAGTTACCTTTGCACCACCGGGGTGACCCGCACCGTTTCTCCACGCGAGAAAGCGCTCGGTTGCCTTGCCGATCGCCTCGGTAGGAGTCGCAGACTCCTTCGCGGCCTCGTTAAGGTCCTCCTGCCATAGCGCGAGAGAACGCCGGTCGGACACAATGTCCTTGTGGTCTACTGAAAACTGCCCTATTGCCTGATCCCATGCGACTTGTTCGCGAACCTTCCTTGCGATATCAGCGACGTCCACGGTGGCGCCCGACTGGCCGCGCCGCATCTCGTCCCGCACCGCCTCGCGAAATGCTTCTGCCCCTTTCTCCTGGTCGCCCTCGTACATGAGGTTGACCGCGTCATGAAACCCGGCCTTCTCGGATGGGGTTTCCTTCTTGCCAGCCACCTCTTCGGTAGCCTTCCGGCGAATCTCTGCGGCATCGACTTCCGCCGCGGCCCTCAATTCCTCGGCCTCTTTCTTCGCGATCGAGGCCTCTTCCAGGCGCTTCGAGGCGGCGCGCAGCTTCTGCACATCCTTTAAGGCGTCGGCGAGGACCACTTCCTCTTCGCGCCCGTCCACCCTCACCCGCACCTTGGTCTTCGCGAGGTCGGGCTCGTCCAGGAAGTCGTATATGTCACCGCCCTTACGCTCGCCGGCCTCGACCTTGGCCGCCTCACGCTCAAGGCGCATGCGTTCCTTCTCGGCAACCGCCTCGTCCGGGTCATCGTCCTCGTTTAAGGCGGTGACCTCGATCTGCTCGTCCTTGTCGAGGTCGGCGTTGATCTCCTCAACCCGGGAGCGCCCGATGCGCTCCATTGCGGCTTCACGGCTCGTTCGTTCAGGTTTGGTCGCGCCCGCTTCAGGGGTGGCGGCTTCTGCCATGTGGGACCTCCAATAAAAAGGGCGCCCAAAAGGGCGCCCTTGCGCTACAATGAGTAGCATGCGAACAATCACGAAAACTCGGCCCCGGGTAATGCGGATCACCTACTGGATCTGCAACAACCCAAAGCACCACCACCGGACAGAGGCAGTCGCGCAGCGCTGCATTGAGCATCCGCCGCGGCCGCCGGCCTCCCAGCAGCATCGTCGGCTGGTTACCGCTCTATGGGCCTACGTCCACAGCGACCCGGCGCAATACGCGGCCCAGTGGAAAACCAGCAAGGTTCGCGTCTACCAGTTGATGCGGCAGGCGCTGCGCCTGATGAAACAGACCTATCCGGACATGAAGCACATGCCCACGGACAAGGCGCTCGACCATTTGCGCGTGCACACGCGCCGGGTGAACGAGTTAAGACAAAACCTGATGAATCAGGACTCGGCTTCCAGCCCTTCTTGATGCTTTAGCTGCGCCTCGGCGTTGTTGCCGTTCGCGATCGCGTCCTGCAACCAGGCGCCGAAGGACTCCATCAGCGTGATGCGGTTCTGCAACTTGCGAATGATCGCGGGGTCCTCGGGGTGCGCGTGCTTTAGCTCCTCAACGGCGGCCTCGACCTCGATCTGGGCTCTGCCCACCAGGTAACGACCGATCGGGGAGCGCAGGAAGTCCTCGGCCTGAATCCCCAATCTCACCTCCGCCAGGCGCAGCTCGGTCTCCGCGTCGTACTCAGCCACCCTCGATCCCCGTCATCGCCCCAGGCGAAGCCGGTACAGCCGGCTGCTGCGGGCTCGTGTTCTGACGCAGCGGCACGACGTTCTCCCCACCCGGCGCAGTAGGAACGCCGCCGGGTGGGGTGAGCTGGGCCGCACCTAGAGTCGGTCTTGAGATGTTGGGCGAGGGCAGGTTCGGGTCCTCGCCCGGGATCTGCGCGTTCGGGTAACCCGAAGAACGAAGGACCTCGTCGGCCACCGCAGCCGTTTCAGGGATGGCGGCGATGATCTGAGCGGCCTGAGTCGCCCCGAACATGGCTTCGACCATGATCTTGACGGCTTCTGCGCGGCGTTTGGAAGCGTCCGCGGCATCCAATTCCGGGCTCTTCTTCTGCTTCAACTTTTCCTCCAGCTCGGCAATATGCTGGGTGAGAGAGGCAACACGAGGGTCGTCCATGTTCAACATGAAGCGCCCACCGTCCTTGTAGCCCAGCTTCCCGAAGACCTCCGCCGACACGGCGTTGAAGTCGGTGCGGTTCGCGATCATCTCCGGGCCGTAGACCTCGGTTAACTTCTGCAGCGCCATCATGAAGCGCTCCAGGGAGTTGATCGGGTTGGTCGCACCGAGGCCCACGTTGATGGTGAGGGTCAACTGCTGCTTCAACAGCGCATCAGTGACGGTGTCGATGTTGAATCGTTGAACCAGCTTCGCCTTCTTGCCGGCGAGCGAGATCAGGACCGCATCGGACTCGTAGTACTGCTCCAGCCACAGGATCTGCTGCAGCTCGGGCTCGTAGAAGGTCTCGGTGAAGGTCTTTAAGGTGTAATCACCGATCTCGTTCATCTCGGTCGAGAGGAGATTCATCCCGCCGACCGTTTCGTTCAGCTTCCGGTTGGACGCCACCGAAGAACCCGAGAAAGTGCCCATCAGGTCGTCGTGGTCGAGGTTGAGGCGGTCCTCTTCCTGGTAGGCGCTTGCCGTGACGTCGTTCCACTCCAGGGGCTTGACGTCGGTCTCGACGTCGTCCACCAGGGTCGAAGAGCCTGCGAGGTTCCGGGAAAGAGACCGCAGGTCCACCTGCTTGTGCCGCTTCACCAGGAAGCGCTTGTCCAGCACCAGTCTCACGTTGTCGCGGCGCTGGTTCACCAGCTCGTTGATCTCGGTCTGCACCGGGGCGGCGAGTTCGATCGGACCCGCGGGGTAGTTACGATGGGCCTCGATGACCGAGATGCCCATTACATAGGGCCTCATGCGCTCCTTCAGCCACGGGTAGACCTCCCCAACGGAGGTGGGTTGAAGGGTCAGGAGCTTCTGCTGGGCGAGGGTGTAATAGATCCAGTCCTGCCCCATGCGTCGCATGAAAACCCGGTGCACCCAGACCACGTCAAAGTCCGTGATCCCGGTATTCGCCCCTTCCTTGGGATCCGTTCTCTGCCCCTCCCGTACCAATCGGGTGGAGTCCCACTCGTTGGTCTTGGCAGCTATCAGGTCCCCGTCGGTCAGGTTGGAATCCGGCCAGCGCTCTCTCACCTCGTGCGCGTACATCGGCATGAGATGAATCAGGTACGGGCTCGAATTGATCGGGTCGGTCCAGCGAGCTGCAGGATCGATGCGGATATTTTCCAGGGGGACGACTTCGGGGCCGGGCCGGTCGTGCTCGAAATCCCAGTCGTTGTAGGCGACACAGGCGCCCATGACCTGCGTGTCCTGGTAGGCGCCCATGGTCAAGAGGAACCACGGCACCGATTTCGTCAGTCGGTAGTCGATCGCCTCCTTCCAGAAAACGGCGGAGGCCTGCTGCATGGGATCGTTGTCATCGGTGGCCGTGATGTCCACCACATCCGCGGTGGAAAAAAACGCTGCAGCGCAGGAGGCCTCGCTCTTTCTTTCGGCAGCGCGGGTCTTCGGCCGGAAAAAGCGGCTCTTCCCCTTCCAGATATCCGAGTTGTACTTGCTCCCCGAGGGATGCTGGGACCTGAATTGACGCAGGTTCCGCTCCCACTGGGCTCGATAGTTCGTGTCGAGGTAGGAAGTTGACCCCTCGAAGGCGAGGTTGGCGAGCTGCAGCCAGTCGATGTCGGGCTGCTGCTCCAGTTTGGGAAGCCCGTCGCTGAGAGCGGGGACTACGATGTCCGCTTGCTGTGCCATCCGCTCTCCACGATGATTTTGGGTTGAGGCCTTGCCCACGAGGGCAAGACCCCCTTCACCCCCGACGCGTCAAACACCGGGAACCCGTTCGCCGCGTGAGGTAAAGACTCGATCTTGTCGGCGTTCATGGCGCCCCGGCGCTGCCGGAAGCGCTCCAGGATTTCACCCCCGGCCTTCACCACCAGGCGGTAGTGGGAGTCGCCGTTCAATTCCACCAACCGGATGTAGTAGCCGTAGGTCG